CCGGGTTCACCTCCGACGATGAATCCAATTGCGTCCTCACTAAAGTCTATATATGTATTCCTCTCGGTATCATCTTCGTTATAGATGTCACCCTGAAATGTTCTGCCTCTTGAAAACTTATAAGTCATTCCATCTTAAATAGATCCTTAAATATAAAAAGGGTGGGTACCCCGAAAGATACCCACCCTAGATTATCACTATAACTTCTAATAGAAGTACTAAGTCATCCTAGAAGATAGACCAGCTATCTGAGGCAACATAAACCAACGAAACGGCGGCGTCCGCTGACTCAAGTTCAACCTCGGTGAGTGTGTTATCAATCACTTGGTCACCTGCGCAGGTGACTGCAATGTGGTAGCCCGCAAGGCTGCTTGGTGCCTTAACATAAACAATGTCACCCTCTGTCGGAGTTGCCGGCAGTGTCCAGACACTGTTGCCGGTTAGCTCTGCGTTACCATAGTTCATTCCCGCTGCAAGTGTTTGAGCTCCGGTTCCTCGACCGTTAACATCAATATTCTGCGCACCAGCGACCGAAAGGACACCGGATGCCGCCGTGATGGTAGTACCATCAGCAATGGCACTCACGAAGTCAACAATGCTTTCCTTCTTTGATCCGTNGTCTGTTGCGTCAACAATAGCGAGACTATCATTGGCAACATCAACCGTTGCAGCAGCCAGGTCGTTAAGATCAACTTCCATGTCATTAGCATTGATCGTCAAACCACCGTTGGTGGCATTGACAACTGCAAGGACCGAAGAAGCTGCAGCCAGACCAGCGCCCGCAAACAAAGAAGCGAGAGTGGTAGTGGTGCAGAGTTGCTCGGTAGAGCCATCAGAATCAAGTGTCAAGAACGAGTCACCGTGAGCAGCGGTAACTGCCGAGTACTCAGAGATGTCCAAAGACAACACTGCACTGGCAGCGGCAATACCGGAACCAGCAAACAATGTAGCGAGACCATCAGTAGTAGTGAGTTGCTCGTTGGCATCGTCCGAATCAAGTGTCATAAGGTGATCACCTGATGCCGGCGCGACGGTCGAATACTCACTAAGGTCAAGGGCTAGCACACCGCTAGAGGCGGCGAGACCGGCGCCAGCGAGACCGGTGGCGACATCGTCATTGATCATGCTATCCTGAACTGCGTCGGCGGCGATCGTTACGGCACCAGCGTTAGTCATGGTAACATCGCCACTTAAAGCAGCAGCTGTGAAACCAGTACCGTCACCGATCATAATCTGAGTGGTGGCAAGAGCAAATTCGCTCAGGTTACCGGTAGAGTTGGCGTCTCGAACGAGAAGGCTGTTAGCAGCCACTTGCTCAATTTTGGACACATCAACTGCGTTGGCAGCAATTGTCAGAGCACCTGCGGACAATGTAGCGTCACCGCTCATTGCGACATATGCTAAATCAGTACCATCAGACTGGAGAAACCTGCTAGCTGCGCCGAGCGCCAAATACTGTGGGTCTCCGGATGAATCACCAGAGATGATAGAACCACGTGTGATTCCAGCCATCTTGGCCAGTGTGACACCGTTGTCCTTAAGACGTAGAGCGTCAGAGTTTGTCTCAATGCCCGTGTCATCGACCGAGACGGCGAGAACGCCGGAAGAAGCTGCGAGAGCGTCTCCAGCAATTGCGGTGGCATAATCAGCCATCGACTCTTTGGCGACGGAGCCGTCAGCGTCTAAAAAGTACATTGAGTCGCTACCGACTGCTACTGCGGCGGCATCGACGCCAGGGAGGTAGAGAGAACCCGAGATGATATGTTCATCCTCAAAGGTTGTACTACCGGAGAGCTTTGCTGCTCCCACTTGGAATTTATAAGCCATGTTTAAATCCTCCTATAGATTAATGGCGAAAACAGGTAAAAAACACAATTTATTTATATTCGTGGATCACTAGCATCGGAGGAGTAAGAATTAAAATTTATATCCACATCTGTTTTCAATAGCAAATAGTGTGTTCAACCTTGAAAAGTAGGATTAATTTACACTATTTTATAAGTAGTTAGAATCAGTAGATAAACCAGTTTGTACCGTTAGAATATAAAAATATTGATCCATACGGTGAATCTATTGTCGCAGAGGATTCGCCGTCAACAGTCTGAGATGCTGATGGATTAAGTATGATTGTATTGACACCTGAGGCAGTGCCGGTCTCGTCTTTAACCATAACCACTTGCCCTTCGGCGAAGGATGCGGCATCAAGCTCTATCTCAAGGGGGACCGATGTAACAGCCAATATATAATCTGTAACAGAAGCCGTATAATTAGAAGAGACTCCAGTCCTGTTATGAATAAGCCCCGTATTTAACGTTAAAACATCATTTCCATAATCATATAAAACTTTAGCACTTCCGCTAATACCCCCCGAACCTGTTACAAATTGAAGGGCGCCTGCAGGTCCCTGACCCGTTGCTGAGCCTGCACCAACATTTGTAAGATATTGTCCATCGCCATAATAATAAGATGCTGAAACGTTTAAAGAAGCCGAGATGTTAGCCAATGCGGTGATATCGTTGGTAGTTCTCAGTATACTCGCAGTAACTGAACTTTGAAAATCAACTGAGGATGTAGTAGAATTGCCTCGGCTCGTAACAGTCTGCAAAGTATCCGAAACAGTGTCGGCTTCGATGGTAAGCGGACCCAAGCGACCGCCGTCTGTAAGTGTAATGCCGCTTCCGGCGACCAAATAGCGACCATTAGTTAGCCTAGTATTTCTAGTTAATGTTAGATAATCAGCATCTACCGGAGGGTAAAGTGATTCACGAGGGGGGGCTTGTGTTGATCCGTCTTCTAAAAGTGTAGTATCAAGTGATCGATCGACACTTGGCATGACGCGGAACGAGCCGGTTCTTGCGCGTATGCACTCGGCACTTATTTGAAATTTATGTTGGACTTGCCCAAAATAGTACCTGGTATCATTATACGTCCGGACGATCTCGTAATATTCTTCTCCATACTGCAGAAAATCGCCGACGCGGACAAACAGATTCTGGTCTTCTGTCAAGCGTTTGCGGTGGAAGTTAACTGTTAGTTTGGTTTCGTACTCATATCCATAACGCTCATTGGATTGCTCGTTAGCAACCTCCACATAAGCATATACTCGAACCGGTGGCAGAGAAACCTTTTCAATTGCTTCTCCGTAAATATCATTAAAGTTTGAATCCTCGATGCTTATTGGGTAATAAGCAAGAGTCTGTCCAATGACTCTTTCCGCGAGTTCGTCATTTACTTGTTTTACTAGATCACGTTCTTTTTCGCCAAAGAACATGGGCGCTGGTGGCGCCAGGGGTTGGGACCATTTATTTTTAGGATCAGCCATTTAGTGGCCCTCCCTTGTGACAGCCCTTACAATTATCTAGTTTGCAATCTTCTTTTAAGGACACCTCGTATGCCATTTGTTGCCATAGCCCCAAGCACGGCTCCTCCTAGCCTACGCCGGCGGACCCAGACCAGTTCAAATATGGACTTGCGGTGGACACATTGGGATTATTAATCGAATCTGCTGGAATGTAAGTAAGACCAGCCATCACAGACGTGCTACCCGCTGCGCCGCCGCTCAAATGTAACTCTGTTACTTTAATATCAAACGGGCCATGTGTTCCTGAAGGCAAATCTAAATAATTTGTTCCCGCATCTGTTACTCCATTCGCCGAGAAGCCGACTCTTAGGATAGCATTATCGTTATTAGTAACCTGAACCCAGCTGGTCACTTCTGGAAAACTTACAGATGTGGCACCAGTGGCATCGATGCTCCCCTCTGCCCAAGGCTTACCTGAGACCTGGTAGGATCCTACGTTCTGTAGTCCGACTTTATATTGCATTACCATAATTTGTTTCTCCGTCTAATAAATAGGACGCTACAACGCGTTTTATCTAAACAATTTAGCATCCCTTTTCCTTTCCAACTTCTGTTGTTCCCGTATTGCCTTTTGTCGTTTCATTTTGCGACGAACAGAGGGTTTAATAAAATATCCAGTTTTATCCCGGTATATTTCTATAACTCTATCTTTTTTGCACTTCTTGGAAAATCTCCTAATCAATCTCTCGCTGGTTTCATTGCGCCTAAGCTCAACTTTAACATTGGTAGCCATTGTTCTATTCTCTTTCTTTCACTTCATTCATATGCGCAGTCCAATGATTCCCCACGGTACCGAATAAGTTTGTTATATCAACTCCAGCATCCCCAGCGTCGACTCCCGACAGGGGTGACGACTGCTGAGATGGGCTTCCTTGTGCTGGGGCGGGTGTCGTGCCTTCGAAAAGGTTGACGCCGTTATAGGCTTCGCCGCCGATGGCGGACATCAGCTTTTCTCGATGCTCTTTAAGTTTATTGGACTTCTCGCTTTTAAGTGCGTTGCGTTTCATTCTCTCTAAAGTTGGGTCTTCTACCTTCGTTGTCGGTGCGGCAGTTATGACTGGGGCTGTATTCATGCCGCGAGCGACCTCGGATATAAGACCAGAGAGAACTCCGTCTTCGAAGATAACTTCTTTAATGCACTCTTTGATAAGGGGTTTTAAAATACCCTTTAATTCTGATTTTTTCATTTTACACCTGCTAATACTTTCATTCTATTAAATTGCTTGTGTTCTTTAAGATTGGCGGCGAGGTCGCGGAAGTCTTCGTCGGTCATCTCGGCGCCGCGGCGGGATGTGCTGGGGTCTTCGTCGTCTTCCTCATCTTCCTCCCAGAACCACTTGAAGCGCCATGGGTTTTTGATTTTGGGAAGAAGAGGGTTTATTTTGAAGAAATCGGGATTGTCAATAATAGTGTCCCAATATTCCACGTATCGTTCTTCGGCCTCGTCTGTCGAGAAGAGTCGGACCCTCGTCCGGTCGTCATCGTCGTCGTAGATCTCTGCTACCTCATAGTCCCCGGGTTTTATACCCGAGATATCGTTTTCTTTAACACGTACGATATCTCCCGTGAGGAGCACCCGTCGTCTCCTTCTTCCAGGAATGGGCGCTTCCTCCTCCTCTGGCTCTTCAATCTCGGGATTGACCTGATAGTTCTCGGGTTGGTCGGCAACCAGTTTCATGCCATATGCAAGTACCTTTGGATCTTGACCTTCTCTATCTGTCAGAACGACGTCGGTGCCGGTGTCGCCGCGGTTGGTGGCGAAGACTTCATAGTCGCCAGGGTCCAGGTGCGGGTCGTCCACAACTCGAACGATGTCGCCTTTCTTGAGGGTTTCTGGACTCTCTTCTTGACCCGGGACTGCAACGGCGGTGACTTTGTCTGTGGCTATTAAGTCTTCCGGGTCTGCCTCGGGGGAAACCGTGCTTCCGGAGGGACCTATTTGATCCGCGGAAGGTTTGGTAGATGTAGTCGCAGCTTTATCTGCGGGTGTTGCGGTGTCCTTGGCTGCTGCGGCAGCAGAGGCAGGAGGCGCCGTGGCGAGGCTCCCCATCTCAATGTCTAGGTCCGCGAGCTGGTCGAGTTCGGTCTCAATGTCTGTATCAATAGCACCTCTCTTAAATAGACGAGTTATTAAAGTCGCCGCGGCTGGTTTTTTTGTGATTATGTCCTTTATAAGTCCTAGGAGCTTGGGTGCTTCCCCTCCAGTAAGAGCAAATTCTACATTGCCGCCCAGGTTGAGCTGTTCATGAAGCTCATATCCTTCGCCCTTCAGTAGACCCGATATCTCGTCCACGATCGTTGCGCGCGTGTCGTCGTCAGGTTCAACGCCGACTTCCGAAGCTATAGCAAAAAGGCGACTGAGAAGGTATGCCATCTCGTCAGCTGGATATTGCTTAGAGGACTCTTTTTTTCCGAAGCCTAAGATCTCATTGACCTCTTCTTTTATCAAGGTATCCAGTTCATATCGAGATATTCTCATCTCTAGCGCTCCAGGATGCTATCCATTAAGTTTATAATTTTGTTATTGTTTGCAACTTGCTCATTCATCAGCTTACTTTCACTAAGAGACAAGAATGCATTTGGGGTGGAGGGCTCCGATACAATATCAAAACAAATCAATTGGAAGTCATCTTCTACAATTGTTTCGCCGGCAGATTCATGTACGGACCCCATGCCGCGAGATGAAATACCAATTTTTACGCCTGCAGTAACCAGCGAACGAAGAATCTGACCTGAGGGGGTGTCTAAAACTTTGCACTTCCCCATGACTGAGTTGCCCTCCATCCAGATGTCGACCACCATGTGCGAGACATTTACAAGGTTGATGATAGAAGAGTCTGGATGGTCCAGTTCTCCCAGAGCACGGCGGTCGTTCACAAGATTCTTATATCTTCCAACTTCTTTCTTTAGCACGTCTGGCGGGTATTTTCGCTTATTGCCGTTGATAACACCACCTTCTTGGAATTTTCCAGTGATGTACATGCCGTTACTTTCACGGATTTCCCTCTTCTCCGCCTCCGTCAGGAAATCCTGACAGACGCCGCCTTCGCAAAGCTCATAGTATTCTCGGAGAAGTTGTGCCATAATATTATTCCTTTAAAGTAGTCAACTGCCTGAGCAGCATCGTCGAACTGGTTGGATCATCCATTTTTTCATGATTGCTCACCTCCTTTATGGGTCACCCTGATCCCGTAATCTTCGACCAACATACTCAAAAAGTATGATGTTCCAGCACTAATACAACCGCACATGAACGCTGTCATTGTACTGTCGCTAAAACTAAATAGTTCTGTATATGGACTTATGCCCCAGAGAAACACTCCAACCCAAAATCCCATGCATAGGTGGCAATGGAATAAACGGCCAAAGCCCCACATTGATTTGCAAGGTGGGCGGATCTTATTGAAGATATGCCCGTGTATAATAATAAATGTCATGCCGTAAGCGGCAAGTATAAAATGTAACAACTCCACTTTAATACCGGTTTCGTAATGGGTGGTAGTAGTAGCCCGGGCGCATAGAACCCTTCTCGGCATGCTGTGGGACTTCACCGTATTCAGTGGAGTCGCGATCAGACGGGTGGGTATACATATCCTCAAGTTCTTTCTCGTATTCGGCTGCAGCGATATCGCTCTGTGCCTCATTAGAAATAAACTCAGCTATAACATAAACCGTTGCCTGCAAGGAATTAATATCTTCATTCTCATATACAATACCTTCTAGGGAGCGGAAGACATCACCACCGCGGATCGAAGCGTTATCGACAACTCCCTTGTTGGTAAGAAATTCAAATAATTTATTCTGATAGTCATAAACATCTTCGGTAGCTGTAGTTTTAGGGAAAGTCACCACCTTCATCTTGTCTGGGACGACTGCAATATCAATCTTTTTGTGATCCATAATAAGAAGGGACCCATCTAAAGCCCGGCGGGCATTTAGTTCAACAGTTGCATGCGGACCACCAAGTGTGATTTTAATCATTGAGTTTAATTTCCTGTACTAATTCTTGTGTTTTAAGAATGCGGTTTAGATCATTGTCAGTAAACTCGCGTCGGCGGAATTCTTCAAGATATTCCACAACTTCCTTTGTCTTCTGTGAGATAAGGGGTTCAAGATCGGCTTCTGCCGCTTCACTAAGTAAGCCTTTAAGCCTTGATAATTCTTCATTAAGGTAGAGTCGTAACTCAAACCCATCATCTGCAAAACTAGTTATAAAACGATTTAACAAATCTTTTTGCTCCTGTAGAAGATCGCAATATTTATTGTTATACTTCTTAATAAAGGAATTATAAGTTAAATTATCTATTGATTTCATCTGGTTAGACTCTAGCAATGATTGTTCGGCGCTCATAGCGTCAACAATCGACTGCTCGAATAAGACTCTTTTTTTAACTGCAATGCTGGAATTGAATACCGCATCCACAGATGCCAAAGATTTGAAGTTGGGAACAAAACTACTCCAGACACTCTTTCCCAATCCCTTATTAATAGCCGCTATAAGATGTGATTGTGCATCAAAAATTGCGCTCTCGTCAAGAGAGTGGTATGCAGTTTTGGTTTCCTGTAATAGTCGGTCTGCTAGTTTTTGTTTAATATTCCTAGTCTCCAGGAGCCTGTGATAGTGAACCAGTTCTTTTGCTAAAATAGTTGTTGATGAAAAATGCTCTTTTAGTATTGTCACAACTTTATTCTTTTTTTCAGTATTCTTGTCTACAATAGATTTTGTTAACTCTCTTGTAAGAATCTCATAAATAAATGCTGTATTACGTTTCTTGTTATGTTTCATTCTTTTCAGCCTCTTTTTTATCTAACTGCTCTACAAGCCTGCGGACTTTCACGGTATTTTCCATTAGCCGTGTTTCGCTCCTGCTATAAGTAGATTCCTTTTGTTCTTTAATTCCTAAGAGCGATCTAAAATTGGGAGATAGATCGGCGGATTTGACGACACCAACTCCGGCGCCGGTGCGCGATCTCGGTGTATGGAGTCGAATATCACTAGACCCCTGACCATGGTCGCGGCGCTTTGCGGGCCCGGGTGCATGTGTCCTTCGGTTATCAACAACTTTTTTTCGATACGACGACTTATCATAATGTACAACGTTCTCATCTTCACTTAGATCATCACGTCTGGCTGGTGCGGTCAAGAGAGCAGTCTCTAATTCACCTTCATCAGCTGCGGGCTCTTCTGCCCCCAAGCCTTCGAGTCCAGCGTCGAGGTCGCCTCCAAGTTCCTCACCCCCAAGAGCACTCAGGTCGCCACCCAACGCATCCATTTCGCCGGCTGCACCCTCTTCGACGACTGTTTCGAGTGCCTGTTGATATTTACGATCATAGAACGACTCGCGCTGATTTCGAAGGAATTCATCATCAGACAACCCAAGAATATTCTGAGCCACCCAATGCTTACTATAGGTCCCTTCGGGTATTGCGTTTGCAGTATCAAACTTGGTTCGCAAATATTCGAGAGTCTGTAGTTCTGCCAAACGGGAAGGGTTGTTTAGTGACAAGTCAAAACTTATCAAATCCTCGCCTCGGAAGCCCAACGTATAAAGGTGCACCACTGCGATCTTCTCTAGCTCGGTAACAAACGGTCGCTGCAATCGCTGGATTGTTCGAGCAAATCGAATATCTTTTTGTGCCAATGTCGTCTTATCTTCCGTATCACCCTCTAAGTTCGTAAGATATGACTGCGGAATTTTAATGGCAGAAAAGAGCTTATCTCTCATATACTTAACATCTTCGATATCGTCTAGAGACTTGGCGCCGGGGAGCGAAGTAATGTCCGATCCCACTCCGCCGCGCATTGGAATAAAATAGTCCTCTTCTAGAGAGAGAGGATTGTACCGAAGATCGACACGACCAGTGGAAGCATCTACTAACTGATTACGCTTCATTTCTGTTTTCACCTTCTCCATATACTGAGCGACGTCTTGCGGAGGGATGTTGCCTACATCAATCTTAAACACGCGGCGCTCGGGGGCGCGGACAACTCTATAAGCAATCATCGCGTCTTCAATAAGGCACAACTGGCGCCAGATACGACGAGCAGGATCAAAGACTGAGGTTCCATATGGAGAGTGGCGATCGTTTCCCAGAACACGAAAGTGTGCAATCTGCCAGTTTTCGAAAGTCATACCTGCGCCATTCCACTGGTACTGTACATAATTTGGATTTGTGGTATCTTGCCCTTCCAGTCTCTCGACCTCAGCATTGGGTAAGCCAACGACCGATGTTACTCCTAACTTTTCATCAACATCCAGGTATAAAAACAAGTCACCATATTTGCACATGGAGCGAGCCCAGCCGAACGCATTAAATTCTATGTTAAGAACATCATAAAATAAAGAATTAATAATTGTTTTAATTTCTAAATTCATGCACGACACATTTAACAATTTGTCAAACTCATTTGATGTTGTCATCTCATCAGCATAGATATCTAAAGCAGTAGCCAACTCTGGGGTATACTCCATCTGTTCAAAATCTACATATCGTTCCGCTCTATTCTGGTTGCGAAAAGCAGCAGAAGTAAGCATGTTGTAGTTCTGCGACATGTTGTTGTCGGCGCGTTGGAACTCTTGTCCGCTCATTGAACGGAAACGATAACGATATTTATCTAAATTATTGCGTCGCTCTTG